CTGCAAAAGGCCATCCTGACCGTCCGCGTCACCGACCGCATGAACGGCGTATCCGTGGACATCCGCCACAACCTGTTCCTGCACTCCTCGATGGAGTGGCGCCTGTGTGAGTTCTTCGCCGCGATTGGCATGCGCCAAAAGGGCGAGGCGTTGCGTATGGACTGGAGCCGCGTTGTCGGCGCGACCGGCCTGTGCAAGGTGAAGCAGCAGGAACGCCGCGACAATCGTACCGCCAGCGAGATCGACCGCTTCTATCCCGCCTACGATCTCCCCGCAGGCGCCGCGCCTCAGCAGAGCTACGCACAGCCGACCTATCAGCAGCCCGCGCAGGCCTACGCAGCCCCGGCGTACAGCCAGCCCCAGCAAAGCTATGCAGCCCCGCAGCAACCCGCTACCAGCAATGGTTTCACCCCCGGCAGATTCTAAGTCCATATCACGGCGGATGGCACGTCCGTCCGCCGTCCCTTTTAATCAGGAGGTCACATGTCTATCACTTTACGTCCCTACCAACAGGAAGCTCGCGAGGCCGTTCACCGGGAATGGGAGACGCGCCGCTCGACCCTGCTGGTCATCCCCACCGGCGGAGGCAAGACGATCATCTTCTCCGCCATCATCGAGGACTGCGTCCGCAAGGGCCAGCGCGTGCTGGTGCTTGCCCACCGCAGCGAGCTGCTGGATCAGGCTGCGGACAAGCTGCACAAGTCCACCGGGCTGCAGTGCGCGGTGGAGAAGGCAGAGCAGAGCTGCATCGGCTCATGGTTCCGCGTCGTGGTCGGCTCGGTGCAGACGCTGCAGCGTGAGAAGCGCCTGCAGCAGTTCGACCCGGACTTCTTCGACGTGATCATCATCGACGAAGCCCACCACGCCCTCGCCGACGGTTACCGAGTCATCCTCGACCACTTCACTGGCGCGAAGATCCTGGGCGTGACCGCTACGCCTGATCGCGGCGACATGAAGGATCTCGGTGCGGTGTTTGAGTCCCTCGCCTACGAGTACACCCTGCCCCGCGCGGTCAATGAGGGCTACCTCGCCCCGATCAAGGCCGTCACCATCCCCCTGAAGCTGGACATTTCGGGCGTCGGCGTGCAGTCCGGCGACTACAAGCCCGGCGAGCTGGGCACCGCCCTCGACCCGTACCTCGACCAGATCGCGGAGGTCATCGCCCGGGAGTGCGCCGATCGCAAGACCGTGGTGTTCCTGCCGCTGATCGCCACCGCGCAGAAGATGCGCGACATCCTCAATCGCCACGGCATGCGCGCCGCTGAGGTCAACGGCCAGAGCGATGACCGGGCGCAAGTCCTGGCCGACTTCGACGCTGACCGCTATAACGTACTGTGCAACGCGATGCTGCTGACCGAGGGCTGGGACTGCCCCAGCGTGGACTGCATCGTCGTCCTGCGCCCCACGAAGCAGCGCGGCCTGTATTGCCAGATGGTGGGCCGCGGTACCCGCCTCCACCCGGGCAAGGATCATCTTCTGTTGCTGGATTTCCTCTGGCACACCGAGCGTCATCAGCTTTGCCGTCCGGCGCACCTGGTCGCCAAGACCGACGACGTTGCCCGCAAGATGGTGGAGACTATGGAGGGCGCTGCCGGCGGTGCAGCTGTTGACCTGATGGCCGCCGAAGGCAAGGCCGCGCAGGACGTGGTCGCCGATCGCGAAGCAGCGCTGGCCAAGCAGCTGCACGAGATGCGCACCCGCAAGCGCAAGCTGGTCGACCCTTTGCAGTTCGAGATGTCCATCCGGGCGGAAGACCTCTCGGGCTATGTTCCGACCTTTGGCTGGGAATCCGAGCCGCCCACCGACAAGCAGCGCGAGCGTCTGGAGAAGCTGGGCCTGTTCCCGGACGAGATCGACTGCGCCGGCAAGGCCGCGAAGCTCCTGGAGCGTCTGGACGCCCGCATCCAGTCCGGCCTCAGCACGCCCAAGCAGATCCGATTCCTGGAGGGCAAGGGCTTCCAGCACGTCGGCACCTGGTCGTTCGAGGCCGCCCGCAAGATGATCGACCGCATCGCCGCAAACGGCTGGCGGACGCCGCACGGCGTGACACCCAGCAGCTATATGCCCCCGCCCACATCGACGGCACAATAAAAGCGCCCGGCAAGGGCCGGACGCAAGCACTATTAAGTACAAACCTTCAAGAATCTCTTTCCCAATTCTGTAAGCCATATCTCGCCATGCTGAAGCTCAACCTTTGAAACATTCACAACTCGCCCCTGATTGCCCACCAGCACTTTCTTATCCTTTAAGAACAAATATTCCGGCATCTGCAAAAACGCATTGTACATGCTCTTATCTGTAAAAGATTGCATGTATGAGACCTCGACTAGGCCAAGCATTGACAAACATGCCACAGTAGCACTTTGAACGGCTGCACTAAATTGAGAAGTATCAGAGACAAAGATGTTATTATACATTTGTAAATACCCGTCACCCTCCCAGACCTTAATCCCGACAATTGGTAGTTCAGCGTCTTGCCTAAACAGTTGTAAAAGTGTTGCGTCAGTCGGAGACATTTGCTTAATTATCCCTGGAAACGACGGATGTACAGCATTGGCCTTATCAGCATCACAAGCCGAAGCAATCAGATTGGCGAACATCTCCCGCAGAGTTTCTTCCTCAACACAGCTCTGCGAGTCAGTCAATGCATTCATCACAACCTGAGTATTAGGCTCAATACGACGATTCTCCGGAATCTCGTCCAGTTTCTTCTCAAGCTTCTTTTTGTACTGAGTAAGCGCGACAGCGTATTTTTCTCTCTTTTTCGCAGCCCACTGTGAAATCCACCCCATAGTAACAAACCATAGGTCGCCAATCGTGTTTCCCACATTTGTCGACAGTGGCATGACAAGCGCCTTTGCGGGCTCTTCAAGCGCTTCTGGCAGTTCAACTTTAATCTTCAGTTCGTCCGACATACTCCATACCACCCTTTCATCGGAGGTGAATTACATGCTGCTTCTGAAATGCATAGCAGCCTTCATCAAGTATAAATTCTGGGCATTCGTAGAAAACACCTGCAAGATGCTCCAACATTCGACAGGAAAATTTCACCACAGAGGGAGGTAACCCATGGACAAATACAACCCCCTCGACCTACTCACCCACATCGACCCGGGCCGCTGCAGCTACCAGGAGTGGCTGAACGTCGGCATGGCGCTCCACGCAGAGGGCTGCACCGCCGATGACTGGGATCGCTGGAGCCAGCAGGATGCCGCCCGATACCATGCCGGCGAGTGCCACAAGAAATGGCGCGGATTCGGTTCTGGCTCCGGCCAGCACATCACCGGCGGCTCCTTGGTCGCCATGGCACGCGCACAAGGGTGGGAGCCAGCATCGCGCGACAAAGGCCACGAACTCAGCTGGGACGACACCATCCGCACAGATGACCTCGTTATCGTGGACAAGGACTTCGTGCAGCCCAAGGCCATTCACGAACCCGCCGACTGGAACCCCAAGCGCGAGCTGATCACCTACCTGGAGGCCCTGTTCGACTCCACCGACCGCGTCTCCTACGTCACCGAGACCTGGGAGAAAGATGGACGCCACATGCCCAAGAAAGGCGCTTCCGACCGCACCGCCGGCGAGCTGATCGCCGCCCTCCACCGCTGCACGGACATCTCCGACGTGATCGGCACCGTCAACGAGGAAGCCGGTGCGTGGATCCGCTTCAACCCCATGGACGGCAAGGACGTCCGCAACGACAACGTGACCGCCTTCAACTACGCCCTGGTGGAGTCCGACTCCCAGGACATCGAGAAGCAGTACGCCCTCATGCAGGAGCTGCAGCTGCCCATCGCCATGCTGGTGCATTCCGGCGGCAAGTCCCTGCACGCCATCGTGCGGGTGGACGCCGGCTCCATCGAGGAATACCGCAGCCGGGTGGATTACCTCTACACCGTCTGCCGGAAGAACGGTCTGGAAATCGACGGCCAGAACAAGAACCCCTCCCGCCTGAGCCGCATGCCCGGCGTGATCCGCCGCGGCAACAAGCAGTACATCGTCGCCCAGGACATGGGCCAGCCTTCCTTCAGCGCGTGGAAGGAATACGTCGAATCGGTGAATGACGATCTGCCCGACTTCGAGAGCATGGCGGACTACTTCGACGCGCCGCCTCCCCTGGCGGATGAGCTGATCGCCGGATGCCTGCGTCAGGGCCACAAGATGCTGCTCTCCGGCCCCTCGAAGGCGGGCAAGTCCCTGGCGCTGATGGCCCTGACCATCGCGATCGCCGAGGGCCGCCCCTGGATGGGCATGCCCTGCCGGCAGGGGCGGGTGCTTTACATCAACCTGGAGCTGGACAGGGCGAGCTGCTGGCACCGCTTCAAGCAGATCTACTGCGCCCTGGGCGTCACCCCGAAGGCGCTGCACAATACCGACGTATGGAACCTGCGCGGCCACTCCCTGCCCATGGACAAGCTGGCCCCGAAGCTCATCCGGCGCGCGGCCAAGGGAAACTATACCGCCGTCATCATCGACCCGATCTACAAGATCATCACAGGCGACGAAAACAGCGCGGAGCAGATGGCCCTGTTCTGCAACCAGTTCGACCGCCTGTGCACCGAGCTGGACACCGCCGTCATCTACTGCCACCACCACTCGAAGGGCGCGCAGGGCGGCAAGCGAGCCATCGACAGATCCTCCGGCAGCGGCGTGTTTGCCCGCGACCCGGACGCGATCCTGGACATGATCGAGCTGGAGCTCTCCGACGCTGCCCTGACACACCTGAAGAACCGCGCCGCCTGGGATGAAGTCACCCGGCAGCTGGACGCGCGTCTCCCCGGCTGGCAGGACGACTTCTCTGCGGAGGATCAGCGCTCCGCCATCGCCCTGAAGCTGGCCGCGCAGCTCCGTCTGACGCCTGCGGATTACGCCGACCTGTGCGCAGCCATTGAACGCGCCGAAGCCACTGCGTCGCAGAAGACCGCCTGGCGCATCGAGGCCACCCTGCGCGAGTTCCCGAAGTTCCCGCCCATCGACGTGTGGCTGGACTACCCCCTGCATCAGGTGGACGACACGGGCATCCTCGCCGACCTGGCCGCCGACGCTGATCTCCCCGCGTGGAAGAAGGGCGCGAAGGCCCGCACGACCAAGGCAGCCGCTCGGAAGGACGATGGGGCCGTACGCTTCGCAGAGGCCGTCAGCGCCGCCAATATGGGCGAACCGCCGACGCTGAAGGAACTGTCAGACTACCTGGGCATTGCGGAACGTACCTGCCGGGATAAGCTCAAGCAATACGGCTTCAAGATGGACGCCCGGACGAAGCTGATCGTCAAGGCGTGAACCTTGCGAATATGGTCACCGCCAAAAGTTGCGGCAACCTTAAAAACATGGTCACCGCACATTTTGGAAACCACCTCGAAATCATGGTCGCCACAAAAGACGGCGGCAACCCTATATTACTACGTAATATAACCTGACGGTCTGACGTTGTCATCCCTGACGGGGAAAGGGCTCACCACGTTGCCCTTTTCCCCCTCAGGTGGACGACATGACCCCCTACCCCTACGAAAGGAGTGAAACACACATGGCAAAATCATTCCGTATCCGCGAGACCGGCAGCCACATTCCTGGCATGCCGTCGGATACCAAGGGCAATATGATCTTCACCCCGCAGCAGGTCGAAGCCATCGACCGCGAGGAGAACCGCATCCGCATCAGCGGCAGCGAGCAGGAGGCCATGATGGCCATGATCGCCGCCGGCAACCTGTTCACCCAGGCCGTGCCAATGCTGGAAGCCCTCGCCAGGCACGCCGGCGTTCTGCCCCGGCTCCGGCAGTCCCTCACCATCATGCGCAAGAGCATCATCGCCATGAACATGCACATCGCCACCCGGCAGATGGGCGCGATCGCCAGCCAGATGGCGGACAGCACGATCACCATCAGCGCGAACGCCTCCGCCGCCCACGTCAACATCCCCCTGGAAGATCTGCTGCACATCTGCAACCGGGCGACGGAGAACTGCGGGCTTATGTGTCCTGCCACCCGCGACGAAAGCAAGGCCTGCCACCTCCGCGCCGCGCTGGACCTGGTGCCCGGCTGCAAGGAGGCTTCCAAGGAGATCGCCCGGCGGTATTCGGACAGGTGCCCGTATCGGGATGTGCAGATGGAAATTGACGAAGGAGAGTGATACACATGTTAAGCAATGCCCTGGAAACCATCGTACAGGCAGCCGTGATGACGGAGCTGGCCGACGCCAAGCGCGTCCACGGCGAACGCTACGCCAGCCCGCATGAGGGCTACGGCGTGCTGATGGAGGAGCTGCACGAAGCCGCTGTCGAGCTGCGCGACCTGGACAGCCTGATCCGTGAGCAGACCGTGGAAGATCTTCACGAGAACGACCTGGCCGGCATGATCTGCGACCTGGCCGACGTTGATCTCCTGGCCCGTCACCTGGCCTGTGGGGCCATTCAGGTAGCAGCCGTTGCCCGGAAATACTCCGAGACGCTGGCTGCCATCCGGGAGGAGGAAGCTCATGCCCAAAGTCATTCGTGAGTTTTTCCTTTCCCCACCTTCCGACAGTATTACCTGGCCCCCGCAGACCACGGCTCAGACCCGGGAGATTGGCGTCAACAAGACCACCGGCAAGCCCTACTTCTACAAGCCGCCCAAACTGCAGCAGGCAGAAAGCCATCTGCGCAACGCCTTGATCTTCCACATGCTCCCGAAGCCCATCCGCAACAAGCCCATCCGCTTGGTCACCAAGTGGTTATTCCCCTACACCTGTGGGCACCGTCACGGCGAATACAAGCTCACTCGCCCGGACACGGACAACCTGCAAAAGCTTCTGAAGGACTGCATGACCGACCTGGGCTTCTGGGTGGACGACAGCCTGGTATGCTCGGAGATCGTGGAGAAGTTCTGGGCGGACACCCCGGGGATTTACGTCCGCATCGAGGTGATGGACGCATGATCGCTGTCCACAATGACCCCACCATCGTCTGCTGCGACCTGTGGCCCCGCGACACCCTCACGCAGGCGAAAATGGACGCCTATAAGCGCCTGATCGACATGGGCGACATCAGGATCCGCCGAGTCGTTCACCACAAGGCCACCGGCTACACCACCGTTGAATACTGGTCGAACCTCCCCCACGCCTGGACGCTGAACAAGCTCCGCGAGCTGGCCGGTGTGCTTGACCAGGGAACACAAACCCGATTGGAGGAGATATGATGACTGCAAAAGAAATCCTCACCAGCTGCCGCGACGCTGTCCTGGAGCTGCGGAAGCTGGACGCTCAGCTGGCCCGCTGTCTGCCTACTGGGCAGCCCTCCGGCGTGAACGCGCAGCAGTACGACGCCGATCCGCCCGGCACGAATGACCCGACGGCTGCGGCTATCCAGCTCTACGAGGGCCTGATGGCGCAGCGCGATGAGCTGGCCATACAGGTCAGCCGGATCAGCAAGATCGCCTGGAACATTCTGCGGACCGTCACGAATCCCCGCAGTCTGGTGATCCTGAACAACTACTACCTGCTGGGTCTGACGGATCAGGAGATCGCCCAGGCACAGGAGCTGAGCCGAGATCATGTCTGTCGGCTACGGCATAAGGCGCTGGCTGCGCTGGAATAAGCACGCAAATTGGCAGACATATCACACCCGTGTTTCTTGCATACACGCCCGACCCGTGATATAATGATACCATCGCAAATTGGGAGACTGGGCTCGGCCCGGCCTCCCTTTCCTTTTCCGACAAGATGTGCTATAATCCTCCACATAAGGAGGTGTAGCATATGGATCAGGTGAACGAGAAGGCAACATTTCGGGATGATGACATTTTTGGACGTAAGGAATACGCCCAGATGGCCATGAAGCTGATTTCTCAGCATCCACACGAACGCGGGGCGTGTTCAATCGCAGTTGACGCCCCCTGGGGGATGGGTAAGTCCACTTTTCTGCATATGTGGATCAACGAACTCGATCTGGGCAATCCAAATTTCATAGCCGCACAAGAAATGGATCCGCCGTATGAATCCATGTTTGCCGGGAAATGTGTGCTCCCCGTTTATTATAATGCCTGGGAGAACGACTATTGCGACAAAGCACTGATTCCGCTGCTTTTTACCCTATGTGCGCAAATGGAGAAAAAACAGCAAGATGGTCAGTTCCTTGCAGATCAGGGTGAAAAGATCGTTGATTTTATCTCGACTTGCGCCCGATTGTTGACCAGCCTGACCATTTCTTTATCAACGGAGAACCCTGTCATCGCTGAAGCAGGCGGTGCAGCAGCAGGATTTTTTACCAAAGGGATACTGCACAACCTGACCCGTTATCTTGACAAGAAAAGTAAAATCGACCCTGAAGAAACCATCAGTGCGGAATATGATAAGCAGCTCCGCATCAGGCAAGACTTCCACAATGCACTTGAGGAGCTGGCCACTATCAGCGATGGCGTATATATCTTTATTGACGAGCTCGATAGATGCAAGCCTTCCTTTGCAGTCGAAACACTCGAGGTCATCAAGCACTTTTTCAACATTCCCAATGTGGTCTTTGTCTTTGCAGTAGATCAAAGTCAGCTCTGTCATGCAATTTCAGGGCTATATGGAAGCAACATGGATGCCGGTGGTTATCTAACCAAATTCTTTGATTATCAAATCAGGTTACTCCCTCCAACGTCTGTGCAGCTCGTTCAAAACTATAGACATGAGATTCCAGGTTTCAACGAAGACTTTTACCCCGTACTCGAAGATGCTTTCCGTGCATGTAATCTTACCCCGCGTGAAATCCCCTGGATTATTCGCCAAGCCAATGCCATATTCCGGATTTGGTTCTCGGAATGCTCTTTCTCCACATCTTCCGCCCCTTATACGCTGATTGTCACATTATTGGGGATGAAGCTCCGCAATCCGCAGATGTACAATGCCTTCATGGCCGTAAGAAACGACTGGGATTTTGCTAACTGGAAAGATAACCATCCGATGATTCATCGAATAATTAACTCTGTATCAGCGTATATGAACCGTCCGAATGGACAAGTTCGCGTACAGCTGATGCAGCGACTTAATCATATTGATCCGAACGCGCTCGTAGACGATGATATTTTGATTATGAGGATGTGCTATGCAATAGCAACATCATTTCAGTATGCAGCTCTTTTCAAAGATAGCCTCCATACAATCATTGAGCTCTCAACCCCTAATTGACATATACTTCCTACAGAGAGTCAGGTATACCTGACTCTTTTTAGTTTCCAGAAAGGAGGCCCCGGCGTGGCCAGAGGAAAATACACCACTTGGCTTGAGCCGGAGAACCTCCTCCGTCTGGAGGCCTGGGCGCGCGACGGACTGACGCTGGAGCAGATCGCCCACAACATCGGTTGCAGCGCCTCCACCCTCCATGAGTGGATCAAGCGCTATCCGGAGATTTCGGAGGCCCTAAAAAAGGGCCGCGAAGTCGTGGACATCGAGGTCGAAAACGCCCTCATCAAGCGCGCCCTGGGGTATACCTACGAGGAAACCATGGTCGAGGATAATCCTGACGGCCGCAAGACGCGCATCACCCAGAAATTCATCCCTCCTGATGTAGCTGCCATCGTGTTCTACCTCAAGAACCGCCGCCCCGACAAATGGCGCGATAAGCCCGTGGACGAATCCGAGAGCGCTACTCTTTCCGCTGCCAAGGAGCTGCTGGGCGGCATTCCGTCTGTCATCAATGGGCAGGTGAAACCCTCATGAGCCTTTCCGACAAGCAGCAGGAATACCTGGAGCAGTGCTTCCACGCTGGAATCTCAAAATCGGCGCGACCGGCTCCGGGAAGACCTGGCTGGATCAGGCGGTGGTCATCCCCCAGCGCATCCTCGCCATGCAGGATCAGGGCGCGGGCGTGCTGATCGGCAATACGCAGACGACCCTGGAGCGCAATGTCCTGGAGCCCATGCGCCGCATCTGGGGCGAGGCGCTGGTCGGTGAAATTCGCAGCAAGGACAACACCGCCGTCCTCTTTGGCAGGCGGATGAACATCCTGGGCGCGGACAAGAAGACCAGCGTTGAGAAAATTCAGGGCATGACCATCGAGTACGCCTACGGGGACGAAATGACCACATGGTCGCAGGACGTATTCGAGATGCTCAAGAGCCGCCTGCGCTGCCGGAACAGCCACTTCGACGGCACGGCGAATCCTTCCGACCCCAAGCACTGGCTGAAAACCTTCATCGACACCCCGGAGCTGGACGTATTCGCCCAGACTTCCACCATCTACGATAATCCTTTCCTGCCGCCGGATTTCGTCGCGTCCCTGGAGAAGGAGTACGCCGGGACAGTTTACTTCGACCGCTTCATCCGCGGCCTGTGGGTATCGGCGCAGGGCGTGATTTACCCCAAATTCGCCCACCAGCCCAAGGCGTTCCACCTCAAAGACGACCAGCTCGCCACGGTGAAGGCAGGGCGCGTGACAGACCCCTTCGGGCAGCTCGCCTGCTGTCAACTTGGCGTGGACTTCGGCGGCGACGGCTCTGCGCACGCCTTCTCCCTTGTGGGCTTCACCAAGGGCTTCACACAGCTGGTGCTGCTGGAGGAATACTACCGCCACGAAGTCATCGGCACGGAGCAGCTGGAGGAGGATTTCGTCGCCTTCGTGCGTATGTGCCAGGCGAAGTACGGTGCGCAGCGGGTGGTCGCCTGCTATGCGGACAGCGCTGAACAGACGCTCATCCAGGGTCTGCGCGCGGCGATCCGCAAGGCCCGCATCGCCCTGGACATCCAAAACGCCCGCAAGGGCCCCATCAACGACCGCATCCGCTTCCTGAACCGGCTCATCGGCAGGGGGCGGTTTTTAATTGCATCCCGATGCGTCCACACCGAGGACGCGCTGTGCTCCGCCGTGTGGGACGTGAGATCCGTCGGCAAGGACGTCCGCCTGGACGACGGCAAGCACAACATCGACTCCCTGGACGCGCTGGAATACGCCTTCGAGTCCTTCATGGATGTAATGATTCAGCTTACCTGACGGAGGTTCAAACATGATCCGCACATTTCTGAGCGCCATCGGCTACGCCCTGCCGGTGGACGACACCTACGCCGCCATGCAGGGCTGGCTGAGCTGGTACAAGGGCTTTGTGGCGGATTTCCACCGCTACTGGATTCACACAGGCGGCCAGAAGCGCCGCACCCGCATGAAGCGCGCCACGATGATGATGGCCAAGTCCGTCTGCGCGGAGCATGCCAAGCTCCTCATCAACGACCGGGTGCGCATCACCTGCGAGGGCTTCAAGGACCTGGACGCCATCCTCGCTCGGACAGACTTCCGCAAGCAGGCCAACCGCCTGGTGGAGCTGGCCTTCGCCCTGGGCACCGGCGCCTTCGTGGAATACAAGGCTGCTGACGGCGCGCCTGTGATCGACTTCGTGCAGGGCGACATGATCTTCCCCCTGCGCTGGCGCGGCCAGACCGTCACCGACTGCGCCTTCGGCAGCCGCGTCACCTTGCAAGACGGCAAACGCGGCTACTACATCCAGATGCACGAACGCCTCCCCGACAAGACCTACCGCATCCGCAACGTGTACCTGAATGAGGAGGGCGAGCAGATCCCTGCGCCGGAGGAGGTGCAGGAGGAGGTCCTCACCGGCAGCACGATTCCCCTGTTTCAGCTCATCCGCCCCGCCCGCGTCAATTCCGTGGACCTGAACAGCCCCCTGGGCATGTCCGTCTTCGGAGACGCAATCGACCAGCTGCGCGGGGTTGATCTGATTTACGACAGCTACCTGAACGAGTTCACCCTCGGTCGCAAACGCTGCATGGTGCCCCAGTCCCTGGCGACGATGCTGCAGGAGCAGGACGGCGTGACCACGCCCCGCTTTGACCCGCGCGACACGGTGTTCTACGTTTACGAGCAGTCCCCCGACGGCAAGCAGGATCTGCGCTTCATCGACCCAACTTTGCGGGTGGACGAGCACATCAAAGGCCTGCAGCAGGCGCTGGATCTGCTGTCCTTCAAGTGCGATCTGGGCATCGGGCGATTCCGTTTCGAGGGCGGCACCGTCAAGATCGCCGAGGAGGTCATCGCCCAGAACAGCGATTTGTATCAGGCCATCAAGCGCAACGAGCAGGTGATCGAGTCCGCCGTGTTCGACATGATCCGCGCCCTGGGCTTCCTGACGGGCAAAGACCCGGAGAAGT